TTCGGTTAAAATAAATACCACCTTCAGGGTAATCTTCATGTTCAATATGGTCTTCATCGATGTATTTTTCATAAACCTTTTCCTTCACTTCATCTTCCATCTCATCATCTGCTCCTTCATCATCTGCTCGCTTATCCTTTTCTCTCTCAGCCTTTTCCTTCGCTTCCTTTTCCTTTTTCTTTTGTTTTTCCTTATCCCTTTTCTTTTTCCTTTTTTCTGCTCTACCACCCTTCATATATTTGTTATCTTTATCAACAAGGCCACCTTTCTGAAATTTTTCTTTCATTCGTTTTATCCTTTCTTTTATAGATTTCTTCTTACTACCATTGGAATCTCGTAATTGATTCCCAACCCTATTCATCTTTCTTAACTGTGGCTCGAAATGCTTTGTTGATTCGGCATTGACAATATATTCTCCATCCTCTACCTCAATATTTTCAGCATTTCTATTACCAACTTTAGGTTTCATTTTCATAGGGATTCCACCGTCACGATGCTTCTTACCTTTCAGTTTTCCTCCACGACTGTAATTTTTATTTTTAGAAAGTTGCATAATGGCTTCGGTTTCTCTTCTTTTCATTTCATCTTCATATTCCATTTTCCTTCCCTTTTGTCTCTGTCTATCAATTTCTTCACTTTTAAGTTTTTGATTAGCTTGATCAAATATATCTTCATCATGTTTCTGTGCTTCCTGTTTGAAAACCTCGATACTGTCAGGAGCAACATCAACTGTTGCTTTTACTAAAATATCTTTTTCTTTGCTGATATTTCCTCCGTTTTTCACTTGAACTGGTTTTCGATCAGTATCACCAAGATCAAAAGAAGGAACATCCATATTCAATGTTTTACAGCATTGTCTAATATATTCTTGCTTCTCATGTTTTGGAGCGGTGAATAATTTATTAAATCGGGTTCTACCATTCTTTTTTAATTTTGATGTAAACCCCTTGAATGTTTTACTTAATAGGGGATATTTCTTTCCAAACAGAGTGATTGAAAATTCATCGTTCAGAGTATCATCTACATTGTAAGCTTTACTTCTATTGCGTAGTGCTCGCACCATATATATTATAAGAACATATTAAAAATAAGTTTATTTATGTTTTTTTAGAATTTATATTACAATAATTTTAGAATTATAATAATAATTTAAGCGGCGATTGATGATTTTGTTACCCAGCTTCCTGCCTCTTTCTTTTGAATCAGCAATGAACTACCACCTCCAGCAATAGCAATTCGCCATACACCATTAGCATCAGCACCGAAACGAAGTGCTTTATTTGCAGCAACTTGTAAATCACCGCTTGTAGTAATATCACCAGTTGTAGTAACTGTTTGACTTCCGAAATCGGGAGCAACTTTTGAACCAGCAATTGCTGCGCTAGCATTAACATCAGCATTCACTATAACACCATTTGCAATTGCAACAGCACCATTATTTGCAAGAGTAATATCACCAGAAACGGCAACTGCGGTTGGTCGGTTTGAACCATTACCCACCAATATTTGGCCGTCTGACACTGCTTCTAATTTAGCAAGTGTAATTTGAGCATCACCAACATGAGCTGTATCAATAGAACCATCGGTGTAGTGTTCTGAATCGATCGCATTATCAGCGATTTTTGCACCTGTCACACAATCCGCATTTAATTTTTGTGTTGTTACAGCATTATCAGCTAGTTTCGGTGCATCTACTGCGTTATTAGCGATTTTAGCATTTGCCACTGCGTTATTAGCGAGGCTGAAAGCTCCTGCATTGTTGGTCAAGTCACCACTAACGTTTACAGAAGCATATGTACCACTATTTGATACGAGAATTTGATTGTTTGTAGATGAAGGCAGTCCTGCAACATCATCAGTGGTTGCCAATGTTTTTCCACTTGTGATTACTGGTAGCGTATAAACTACGTTTCCATTTGCCGATGGATTTCCAGCTAGTTGGATACTAATAGATTTAGAATCATCTGTTGATCCAGTAAATTTAAGAATTGAATCTACTTCTACTGAATTTGCTGAGAGTGTACCGTACGTGTCTACTGTCGAAGCCATATATTATAATCAAATAAAATTTAGATTAAAATTTTTAATTATCGGAGTAAAAAAATGTTCATATAAGTTCCGGACGTCTATAATTGAACAGCAAGGTAATAACGTACGATTTTGTTGTGTATATTTCACCATCTTCGTCGTAAACCTGCCAATCAGAAAACACTTCATCGATATTCCTTGCTGGGTTAAATTCTAGGTCACAGAAAGTATGAGAGGACGCTTTCGACGGCTCATGAAACAAGGGAATCGCATTAGATACAGTGAAATTGGTATTCACGTCATAATTGTTTAAAAAAGGGAGACTTACATACAGACCATCCACGGTGCCATCTTGACTTGCCAACTTAACTTGGTAATGACGAAGGCTGATTGGTTGCTTAGGTAACGAACCTGTCAGAACAACAGGGCTTCTCACATTGGTGGTGTTGTTATATACTAATTGAATTGATAGTAAAGGCATTATATTATATGGTTATATAATATATGGATGATATTCCACAGAATATGAATTGGAAGCAAATGGCAAAGGATATTGATTGTGCAGCTATAATCATCTCAGCCTGTAGAAGAAGTGGTAAAACATTTCTCACGAGACAAATAATGTATGAAATAGGTAAAGTTCATAAACCAGACCTTGTTATACTTTTCTCAGAGACAGCAGATTTCAATGATGACTTTGATTATATCTCACCTTATTACAAGTACAATAGATACGACGAAGATGTGCTAGCTGGGATCATAGAACAGCAAGAAAAAACGATGAAAATATTTAGACAACAAAAAAAACGCAATAAGAATTTCAACAAAACCCCAGCAAAAATATACATTATATTCGACGACGTAGCTCACGATCATACCTTATTCTATTCGGAAGCTATTTCTAAGCTTTTTGTATTAGGGCGACACATCAACATAGGGGTAGTATATCTAACACAGCATTTGGCTAGTATCAGTCCCAAACAAAAGAAGAATGCTGATATTATGATTACATTCAGAGACCCAGACATAGATAATAGAAAGCTTTTACAAAATAAATTTATGACTTTAACATCTTTGGATAGAAAAAATATTCCTGGTTACATGGACCAATGTTTCGATGAGCCATATAAATGTATATGTATCTGTGTATATAAAATTCAAAATGCAGATATGTTATCTGATTTCATTTATACATATAAAGCTCCAAAAAATAAACCATCATTTAAGTTAGGTCAGAAACAGTTCTGGGATAAAAATATGAGTTTAAATATGAAACAAGAAACAATTGCTGGGATGGGCGTCAAAGTCAGCGAAAAAGATATAAAATCAGCGTTTTCTAAAAAAAGAAAATAAAATTATGTAATATAATATTATATGATAACTCCAAACGAGCAAAGCAAAAAAGATTGTGGGGAAATCGATGTAAGCGATTCGTTTAATAGTAAGATAAAACAGACAGGTATTGGTTTTGACAATACGGAAGACGGTGTTGGAGAAATAGAGCGTGACTTTTTATCTCAGCACAAAGACATTGTTCATGATCATATTTATAAATTAGATGTAGACCATTTCAAAAAAACTCGAATGGCTAGATTAAAATACGATGAAGAACGTAAGAAGAATTCATTTGCGTATGGTAATATTACGGATGATAGATTTATCGAGTATGAGAAAAATCTATTTACAAAAGATCTAGCAAAAAAGTGTGAATATTACAAAAGCAAAGGTGCTTCGTATTTTGGCGCTAACGGATATGATCGTGCATTTTCCAGAAGAGATAGACGGATTATACAAAACTCAAGTGTGGAAGAACGTGGTACAGATACATTCAAAGAAATGCATAAGAAAGATGCCATTAAAGGGAGACATGATACCAAAATTGATTATAAAGAAGAAGAGGCAAATGGTTATTACGTATTAAGAAGACTTGATCCAGAACCACCTAAAATACATAAACATAGCAAAGGATTGAATTTCGATAATGTTGTAGAACAGGAGGTCAGAGAGAGATATGGATTGCTATTCGGTAGAAAAGCAAATGTAGACAAATACATAACCCGACAAAAAGAAAAATATGTAAAGAACGATAGCCATAACGCAGGGTCAAGAGATATGGCATCAGGTAGATACAGAGGAGGTTTTGAGAGAAGAAACATGTTGAATGAAGCTCAGAATAACAACCAAAGCGAGGATTACGAATTCACAGTTGGATCAAGTAATCGTGTTAACCTTGAAGCGTATTACTACGACTATGGTAATAAAAAGAATGCAGACGACGTAATTGTCGATGTGAATACTGAAACACATGACGAAGATAAGCTGGATACGCAATTGTAAAAGTAAAACATACTTCAATTTCAAATATTATTTAACCATAAATAAACCTAATTGTAAGGGCTTATTTATGTGTTTTTTGTATTGTTAATATATAAATGGAAATTGAAAAATTCTATCAGGAATTAACAAATATTTTCCCAGATCTTAATAAATCAAAATCGCAATCTAGTGAGCTAATTCAAGATTTATATCAAGGATACAGTGAAGGAGATTACACTTTTCAGGAGATAGTTGAAATGATAAAAGAATTTCTTAAAAAAATAAAACTACCAGAGGATGAAATCGATGAAGTTTACGATATCATGGAACTTTATGTCAATGAGTATGGCATCCCAGTATATAATGAAGAACTTCTATCAGAAATTACAGAAGAAATAGGGCAACTTAAGGTAGAAACTGAAACAGAAGATGAGTCTGAAATAAAAACAGAACCAGAAACAGAAACAGAAACAGAAGATGAAACAGTTACAGAAGATGAAACAGTTGAAGAGGAATTTGAAAATCCAATTGGGAATATATCCTCTACGGTAAAGGTGCCAGGATCAGGTGGATATACTTATGACGGATCTTTATTCCTTTCATACAATGGTGACGAGCTACTAATAGATAGCAATCAGCTATACAAGCTTTATCCTGATTTATATACTGCAATGTATGATACACAAAGTGGTACAACCACACACCAAGTCGATTATGGGCTGACATACACACCAAATTTCTCACTATCTGGTGACGACGCTACTAACTTTTTGATCGCTTACTATGGATATATTCTAAATGCATACTCAACATCAGGGGCAATTATCGTAAGTGAAGAGGGTCAGCAAACAATCTTATGGTCTGACGATGATGATACGCAAGGTATCTTACAATTGCTTTGGTATTACTATGAGAATAATAATTACGAAGCGATTGAAGAGGTGATTACAATGGAGCAGTATTCCGATATGTTTTTACAGGGTGTACAGGATTTAGATTCAGAAAATTCATACAATGAAACCGAGAACTTCTACGAGAATCTTGCATATTTGTCTGAAACAATGGCTGACGTATATCCTGATTACACACTTTCAGATGTTTACGGTTATATGAAAGACAATACCGAGACATTCATCACAGGAGACTATGTAAATTCAATCACAGATGAATCAGTTATTCAATACTACGAAGATCAGGGTTATGTATATGATGAAGAAGAAAGTAAATTATACACCGAAGAAGAATTTTTCGAAATACAGAAGGAGACGTTTACAGAACAAGAGCTAGAAGAGTTTGAATCACCAATCGGTAACATAGGTAGCACAGTAAAAGTACCAGGAAATGGGGATTACACATATGATGGTTCTCTTTTCACATCTTATGATGGTACAACTTTAATTATCGATTCTTATCAGTTGGCTAAATTGTATCCAGAGTTATATGATGCAATGTATGAAGAAGGTCAGAATTTTGGTACAACTACGAACCAAATTGGTTATGGTTTAACTTATACACCAAATTTCGGATTAGAAGGTGATGATGCAACAAACTTCCTTATGGCCTATTATTACTACATTTTAAATGCTTATTCTACAAGTGGTGGTATCATTGTGTCGGATACTGGAGAGCAGAGTATCCTTTGGTCCGAAAATGAAACAACAAATGGCGTGCTACAGCTGTTGTGGGATTATTACACATCAGACGAACTATCTCAACAATTGGAGTCGTTAATAACAAATGAGGAGACAGCTGATATCATTATGGAATACGTACAGGAATTGGATGCAAATAACGGTTATAATGAAACAGAAAAATTTTATGAAAACGTAGCCTATCTTATTTACACAACAGAAGCGATAACAAATTCTCTGGATTATAGTGATATTTATGCATACATGGGAGACAATTACGATAAAATGACACAAGAAGACATTACACAGGAATCAATCTATGATTATTATACACAAGAAGAAGGATATACATATGATGCTGAAAACCAGGTATTATTGAAAGATGGTGAAGAATATACAGAAGAAGAAGTCACAGAAGAAGTCACAGAAGAAACAACAGATGATTTAGAAAAAGAAGTTGATGGTGTAAAAGAAGTTGAAGGTGAAAAAGTGGATGGAGATGAAGATGAACAGGTTGAAGCTCCTAAATCGTCAAGCGAAGTAGATGGATATTACTACACACAGGACAGTGACGGAACATACAGAGTTTACCAGATTTCAAATGGACAATTAAGTAGCACAGGAGAAGAATTTGATGATGACAGCTTCTTACGTATGTTTGGCGGTGACGCTGATGTTGATTTTTACGAAATGACACCAGAGATATTAGAACAAATTGAAGATTATGGTGATGTTGACAAAGAGGTAATTACAAGCGAAGTTACAGATAAATACGCAGAAACGACTGATGAAACCGTCGCAGAAGTGGATACAACAAGTGATGAGTATGTAGAATTCACAGAAAAAATGGAACAATATTTGGGTGATATGATTAGGAATATAACTACAGATGTAGCAAGTGACCAATTTTTGCAGGATTTATATTTGGTATATGTTGATAGAGACACAGATGAATATAAAAATTACAAACAATTTGGTAATGCAGTGTTAAACATGGGAGAAGAATTGAATAACGCATATGATCAATTAGGATACACAATTCCAACACAAACAGACCTTAATAATTTGGTAATGCAGTACATCTCTAATTATGGTGTAACAGATGAGTTTGATACGGCAAACATTTATTTGGATGATGATGGCATGGCTAAAGTAACCACAGTAGATGAAGCAACAGTAGAGGATGTGGATGAAACAGTTGTTGATTATGGATTAGATGAATATGGAATCCATAGTGACGATCTAATGGAAGATGCTGGGGTTGATAAATATGTAGGCGGTACTGAAAATACTATTTACTACGTTACTAATCCAATCGATGGTGGTACAAATCTTTATTATTACAATAGTGATGGATATTGGCGGCAGCTATCCGATAGTTACAGTGGGGACATGTCATCATTCACGGAAATCACAGAAGATAATTATAATGATATTGAAAATGTCACCCAGGGATTGCTTGATACAAACAAGATTAGAGGTGATATACAAACTGAAACAGAGGCTGAAAAGACAGGTACAGAAATACAGGATAGAGGTAATGTTCAAATAAATAATGACATCAATATACTTCAGCAAACAGACGATATGGGAACCGTTGATATTCGAGTTGGACATGAGACGAAAGATCCATTCTACCAAAAAATGTATGGAGAAAATCATCCTGAGTTGGATATGCCTAAATATAAACAAAGTAGAAATAACGAAAATTATACAAGACTCGATGGAACCAAAATACCAATTACGCTTGATGAGTGGGAAATAATAAAGGATAGTTTCGAATATGATAGGGACATTACAAAACCATTTAAGATTGATGGTTCATTAAGAGGGTCTTCAGTTGCGGCACCATACGATGTTGACTATGTAAATGCTGAGGAATACTTCATAGAGTTATCGAGAAATAATAGAGAATTTTCATATTGGTTGGATGCTAGAAGAAATAAAAATGAGGCACTGTCTTTCATATCCTATGCTATTAAACAAAAACTTTCGGCAAATTCATTGGATGTAAAGAACTTCAAAGAGAGTGGTAGAATAATGGATGTTTTTCATAGTATCGAATATCAACCTCATATGCGTAACTATAATGCTCAACAGGTGCAAAAAGCAATCCTTGATACTCACGAATTAGGTATTAATAATGTTGAGGCATTTGTTTTATCGTCATCAATGTGTTGTCTATTTACAACAATGATTTTAGAGAATATTAAAAGGATAGCAAATGATCCAATTATATCACAATTCGAGGCAGGTTCTAATACAGGGAACTTAAGTAAGCTTGATGATGCTGTAATTACTGGACTGTACCCGGAAGGTAGTCAAATTAGGGAAGCAATTGAGTCGAATACAGAGGTTGATCCTCAATTTAGAATCATTCTTCAAGCTGCTTTACAACAAAGATCATTCAAAACATTGAGTGAATATGAAATTTCAAACAGATACGGTGAGATTGTGTTCAAATTCTTTGGTACAACTGATGAGCGTAACCACCAACTTGAAAATAATACAGGGGCAGTTTTGTTTAACATAGGATTGATCTGTTTATCGTACTATGCATCATACATCAATAGTGATCTGAGTATTGGAATTGATACAGATGTTAAGAGTAATCTGGTTAAGATCATTTCAACCGCACTAGAAAAACTGTACCCGAAGGACAAATATGATTCAGAACTTCTACGGGGAATTGACGTTATGATCAAATTATTCACAACCGAGATCAGGAACATTCATCGTGGAAATGTTCAGAGTGATGATGTTGGAGTGATGATGAATACAGTTATCGCTCAACTTGTGCATCTATGTATTGGTGAGACTCAAACGGAATTTATGATTGATAGATTCTTCAATAAAGTTACGATGGACCATATAATAAGTAATTTTGGATTGGAAATGTTTAGTAGAGTAAATAGCCCTCATGAGTTAATAGATTTTCTGACAGCTGGTTTTGTCGACAGTGGAGAGTTCAATAACATTGTTGTAAAAATGATGGAAACAACATTGGGAAATAACTTTAGATTTAATGGGGCTCAACTCTATGATACATTGTTTATGAGTAAATCTCAAGCAAATATGTTTCTGTTAAATCCAAAATACCATATTATTGTTCCATTATTACATCCAGAAGTAATAGGGCTAATACCTGAAGAGAAAGTTGATGTTAATTTATATGGGTTTGGTAACAACATTAAAGGAATTGTATTATATGGAAAACAGACTAACGTTTACGATACTATTGTTGAAGAAGAAGTGAAGCAATTTGTACCTTATGCTGATGAAGAAACACCATTCTTGGACCCAAAGGAAGCTGAGGAACGTGTTAAGTCAATCAATGAAACAATGGGTAAAGAATTATTAACAGGAATACATGAAGACGAAGATGGAAATTATGTTATCGGTTCGAGTAAGGAGGAGTTAGATAGCTTTTATGATAAATGTTTCCCTAATCCGTTTGAAGCATTGATGAATAATGTTGATGGGATTATTGAAAATGGGTTTGATGAAGAAAAACAACCAGATCAGATATGTATGATTATGGATGACATTGAAGATTTTTCAGATGCACCTAATGTATTTCAGTTCGAATCAGGAAAACTTGAGGATTGGCAATCAGCTGGGATATTAGAATTCACTAACAATAATTATGTTATTGAACAAGAAGAATATATTCAAAAATTCAATGAAATGGTACCTGAATGGGGTAAAGATGAATTAAAATTTGATTTCGAACCATCTGATAACCGTGACTATGTTAGTGTGAAAAATGAAGATACAAACGAGTTAATAGTTATATTTAAAGGGAGTCAAACAAAGAGTGATTGGATGAGTAATATTAAAACTGGTGCTTCTATGCTTGGTTACGGTATGTTTGAACTATTCCAAAAATTTAACATCCCGTTTGTCGATGTCTCAAAAAATGAATTAAGTGTTTATCGAAAAGCGGGAGAGTATTTTGGTGATTCTGAAGAAAATCATAAGGGGTTAACTGACACTTATAAAGATCATGAAGATGACTTGAAACTTCTACTTGATTCACGAACGAATAAGAAAACAAAAATAAATATAATTGGTCACTCAAGAGGTGCAGCATTTGCTAACCAATTTTTGGAAACTGTTATTGCTCATGGTAATGATAAAGATAACATTAAATATAGAACATATGGTGGTATAAACTTCAGAACGAAAGAGTCAGCTGGTCGCTTTAATGGTGAAATGACTGGTGTTGATATTATAAATTATTACAATGAATATGATACAATGAGGCTTGTTAACCAGGCTAATCCTTATTTTTATCCAACTGGTAACAATATAATTATCAGAAGCTCTTCAGATCCTACCGAAAAACTTGGGTGGCTAGACTATGATAACCTGAATAAATTAGATGACATGGTTGGGGATAAAAGGGTAGATCCTCTTAGTTGGCTTCAAGCCACTGCTTCATCACAAGACAGTCAAGTTTTTCATAAAGTTGAGCAATATAAGAAGTTACTGGTGCAGGATAAGCATAATATAAAATATAAGCAAAAGAAAGATTTAGGTATGGGAATCGGTAGAAAGGCAAGTGTTGTTGCTGCAGTTGGTTATTACGGTGCTTTAGGCGCGATTATGTATAACGTATGGAGGCATAGATTAGGTCTTAATCCAAATGACCCTGACACTAGCATTCCCAGTAATATTTTTAAAGGTATTACAAACGCTGTGTCACCTGTACTGAAAAAGATTAAGGATTCATCGGTAGGTCAGTTAATGACATTCATGCAAAAATTTGAAAAAGAAAAATTGATGATATCAGATGAAGAAATTATAAGGCTGGCTAATTTAGTTAGGTCAAGGGAACAAGATATACAAGATATTGATGAATTTGATTTTCAAACAGCGCCACCGATGGGTAACTTCGAAGACGCCGAAAATATTTGAATAAAAAATAATTATAGTTTATAATAATATATGGATATCCAGCTTTTATCAGCTTCTTCTTCACCATGTATAAATGTACTACAGCAAGACGCGTCATTAGACCAGATGGTTTATAATCTTAACGCTTCACTACCTTTAATGTCAAGACAGAAAGTGTCTGTTAAATGCAATAGCAGTTTCGCATTCGGTAAAACAAACGACTTTAAACTTAACAGGTTCGGAATCTTGACCGGCCTTGTTTTGAAGGTTGCATTCACTAATTCTGACGCAACAGCAAAACGATGCCCGAATTTCGGACATATGCTTGTCGATAGATCCACACTCAATAGTCACTCCCGAGAAATTTGCCAGCTCCACAGTCACGCAAATCTGGCTTCTGTTTTTGAAATGCCTTTAGGTGCTAAGCAAGCGATTATGAACGCTGCGCAAGATGACGAACCCATTGATATGGATTCCTCAGCTCCTATATCACTCTACGTTCCTTTGTTATTTGCTCCTATGAAGAGTGGACTTGGCGGTTGTCTAGACTTAAGTTTTCTTGAGGAGATCACATGTTCTGTTTCTTTGGCTGCTAAAGCCGATGTATTCACGGAAGCAGCCACCTCAGCAACAATCGATACTTCAAATACTGAGTTAATTTGTTACTATCTTAACTTGAATGAATCAGATTTGAGAAAATATGAAGATATGCAATTTGATATTTCTAGACCGTTGTCCATGAAGTCTCAATCCTCATATAAGGAAGCTCCTACCACTGTAACTGCTACAGCAACTTCTCACGAACTAACCTTAAATTTCAACTGCCCAAATGTTGTAACCAGAACACTAATCGAATGTCATCAAAGCGGCGCGAAATCTGATGCCACAACCGCTGAACAAGATGCACTTAACATAGGTGATTTCAAAAGTATAGATAAGATTGAATACTACATGTCCGGTAGATTGGTTTGGTCAAGTACTGGAGTAGAAGAGGTCATGGAAAATGCTCTCTTTTATGGAGGCTCCTACGGGGTTTTTGCAAGAAGTGACGGAAATGACAGTAACACTCAAAATTTGTACTCTCACTGGTGGAATGTTGCCGGTGGCGAAAGTAATCGCTTCTCTGGAGGTGTCAGTGGCAAGAATGTCTCAGACTGGTCCGCTAAAGTGTATCTTAGTGGATTGACAGTTGGAGAAACCTACCAGGTTAACGCTGTTCACGAGTACATTAATATTGTCTCGATCTCTGGAGCGTCAGGTAAGGTTGCTGTGTCCCTCTCCTTGTAAATAATTTTTTAATCAAATTGATATATTAGATATTAATTTGAAAAGATATTTTAGGTGTATATAATATATATGTCAAGCTCCGGCTACAGTTCAAAATCAATAAGAGGGGATAGAGTTTTCTTTCAACATCACTCGAATCATCGTAACGGATCTGTAGAATTACATACCAGTAACGATTTCGATTTTAAGGCTCCGATTAAATGTCAGGAATATCATATTGGTTCTAAATTTAAACTTATCGAAGTAGGTGAGAAACTTCTTATACAGAAAAAAGTGGGTGGTAATTATCAAACACTGTTTACGTTTGGTGAATGATTTTACCAAAGATAATGATAAGAAAAAAAAGCTGGAGAGTATTTCTTCTTTGCTGCCTTACCCATTCTTGATCTAAAATTGGAACGTCTTTTTTCATCGTTATGATCTTTATTTGACCAGAGTCCTAAACCAGTTGTATCTTTATATTGTTCGTATGATGTACTTCCAAAATGTACAGATTTTTCATTTCCATCTTTATCCTTAAGAATAGCTTTGTATTTCTTATTCTTTCGTGTTGCTTTTTCGAATCTATCAAACTTCATATATTAGTTGAATAGATTATTTTAATTATCAAGTTGATGGGTTGAAAACACATAAATATATATTTTCGACAATTTTATTTTTATTCTTATTAGTATAAACGATTTAAAACAAAAAATATAATCATATATATATATAATGAAAAGTGCAACATGGATAATCTCTGTATATTATGATGATGCAAAAGAAAATATTATGTTTGAAAAATCTTACAAAAATGTTAAAGAAATCGTTGAAGATTTCAATATCTCAAGTACATTTATTTACAATTGCATTAAAGAACATAGACTTAAAACTGGTAGGAAGAATAAAACAATAGAAAAATATCAAAGAATGAAGATAAAAAGAATACTGCACAATAAACATAAGAAAGACACAGTTGCTTGTTTCTCTATTTAATAGTTCTAATTTTAAAAAATGTTATACAATATTTTTTATTAATATAGTATTTTACTAATAAAAAGGACCAATAAGTTTATATGCTTAAAAATAAAATATTTTCATATTATATAAATGTCAAGACTTCAATATTACCGAAATTATAAACTACTTACTGGTAAAAAGAATTTCTTAGATCTTAAATTTCCGCGCGGGAATACACAAGCATGGAAGGAGGCATATACAAGAACCAGACGTAATCTTGTTAAAAATCTTGTTCAAAAATTGTATAGTGGGAATGCTGTAGAAACTATTCAATTTAATGAGGCTCTTTCCAAAGAATATTTTTGGAGGAAGATGAAAAAATATTTCAAACCAACCAATAGACGAAAAATTACAATTTCTATTGGTGATGTTATCTATACATTATCTACGGAAAATCTTAGTCGTATTCATGATATTTTAAATAATCAATTCGCGTACAGAAATGTCGCTGGTATTACCGAAAGTGATGTTGAGTTCGTAGAAAAGATAAAATTAAATGTGGACACAGTTACATTCAGATCTTATAAACCAAAGAAAAAGAAGAACAAGAGACGTCAAGGAGCTTTCTTCAAATATTATATTAAAGATAAATTTTTGAGCAAATTCTTGAAGTTAGAAAGATATGGAATATATAATAAATTTAACAAAAATAATTTGATTGAATATTGTCTAATACAAAGTTTAAACGCACATAAACTATTAACCGACTCTGAGATAAATGAGCTCAAGCTGATTGTTAACAACAGAAATATTCCACTTGCAAAGGTTAAAGAAATTTGCAAGAAATTCAATATTTTCATAAGAGTAAACGCATTTGATCCGAATTCTGCAGATACATCTAAAAGCAAAACAATAACATACGGAGATAAAGATAGTGAAAGGAAATTTTATCTAGGTTTAGTTGACAACCATTACTTTATTAATGAAAAAATAAATATCACCGCATATGCTTTGAAAAACTACAAGGATCTTAAAATGAAGAAAAGATGGAATGAGTTTCGTCGTAAAGACGCTCGTGATAAAAGTAGATTCATTGATA